CTGTAAGCGTAGCTACTGAACATCCAACCGTAACGAAAAAAGAATTTAGAAAAATGGTTATGTATATTTTAGCATTATCATTATAATTAACCTTAACGGGGTGCAGCATCCGAGCCAACTGCATTTTAAAACAACCAATCATGAAAAGCATTGAAGTAGGCAAGTACAAAAACTGGAAGGATGCCAACACGGTAAAGGATATATTGAAAGATAAATCCTGTTATAGGTTTGAATCCAGAATCATTGAAGCCCCAAACGGCTTAATCGTTGTTGCTTCCACATACCTTGAGGCAAAGAAAAAGCACATGAGGAAAGAAGCAAAATTTTTAATCGACAAAACCTTTTGGATATGAGTATTACAAAATATACGGTCAAATGTTGCCTTGATAAAAAGCTGGGTCACTTTGTCCACGTTATTTTTTCCAGCGGCTTCGGGTTATACGGAGGAAATAAACCTCATCACGAGGACGATAATATTGAAATCCACGGCTGGACATTTGAGCCGCATGACATTGACTTATCCTTATATCCAGTTATTAATACCAATAATCTTATACCTCTGGTGGATGAGAACGAAATGGACTGGGTAATCATAAAGAATTAATTAACAACTTTAAAACAACCAATTATGAACAATTTACCAATTAAAATTGATGGCAATCTTTACAAAGATTATTCTAATTCCCTTAGAGAAGAAATTGATTTATTAAAGGAAAGAGAAGAAGATTCTTGGCGCATAGCACTTGATATGTATATGTTTTCACTTAGATATATATCGAGTATATACAACCTTTATAAAATTAATCCTTACCAATTTTACAAAGACGAAATTGTTGACATGAGCAACAAATTTTTAGCCCATTCAATGGGAAAAAAGAAGTCATGGACAACAAAACTTAGCGATGGATTAGTTGAAGAATGTAGCAAAATTATTAATGAAATGGAAAAAATACCTACAAAATCATGAATATCCAAGAATTTGTAATAAACGTAACTACGACCGTTTGCCCTTCCCATATTGTTGAACCCCTTCACCTTAAAAAATGGTGGAGGCAGCGCGGGGTTGGTGAACTTGAAAAATACTTTGTATCTGGAAATGCTATACATTATAACGAGGAAATCGACTGGAAAAAAATAAGTGACCATAAAAAAAGTTTATGGTACGATTCTCAAAACTTTCAAATAAACATGGGTCATGAATATTCTAAAAGGCAGGGTTAAATACACGGCGGGCAAAGTTTTCGAAGGTCAATACGGACTTTCCATCAACGCCGCCATTACATTGGAAAACGGAACGGACATTCGCGTGTACGGGAAACCAGATGATGAAAAATTAAAGGCATTACAAAAAGATGACATCGTGACCATTATCCACGACGGTAAAAGTTACAAGGTTGCTTTTGACATGGTTACGGCGAATGATTTACCCGAAAAGGTACAAACAACCACGGAAGGAAATAACGTGCAGCAAGCGGCAAATGTAACCCCTAAAACGAACGGTAAATTGACCGCTGAAGAAATAAGCGAAAAGGCAACCTTTATGACGGGTATTTACGCCGACATATTTCACCAGTTGCAAGCCTCAGGACTTGAACCAGCGCAAGCGCAACCAGCAGCCGCCACGATATTTATTCAAATCGGAAAATTCTTTTAATCTCATATTGGTTAGTTTGCCCCTGTCTGAAATATGACAGGGGATTTACCAATACAAAAAAACTTAGATGCTTTTACCAAAACCATATATATCAGTCAGCCAAATTAATCTTTGGTACTCCGACCGACAAAAGTACATTAACCGATATTTTTTAAACCTTCCCGAAGAACCTTCCATTTACATGAACTTTGGAAAACAGTTTGCCGAGGATACCGAGGCGTATATTAAAAATGGAATCATTATGGAAACCTTCCCCGATTTTTACATTGACAAGATACAAAGCTTCAAAGGTTGCGAGGCTGAAAAGGAAATTAGTCTATCGATTAATGACATTCAAGTCAAAGGTTTTATTGACGTTTGGGACGTTGAAAATAACAGGGTTATTGACTTTAAAACCTCAGGAAAACCGTGGACAATGGACACGTTAAAAGATAGCCTTCAAATGAAGGTGTACGCGCTGGCAATGTTTGTCAACGGTGAATCAATACCAGAAAGTCAAATCAACTGGTTAGGGACAAAAAGAACAAAAGACGGCTTATCTTTCACGGGCGAAAGCCATGAATTGAACCACACTTTTGAAATGGAAGAACTTTTGAAAGCCATTGTCCTGATTGAACAAACGTGCAAAGAGATAAGCGAAACGTATACAAGTTTTTTACACTCATTTAATTAACCAGCCATGACCGACGAACAAAGAGCAAAGCGAAACGAATACATGAGAAATTATTACAAGAACCTTTCCCGCTACCAAAAGGAAAAACGAAGAATTAAAAACCTGGAACAAAAGAAACAAAAATACCACGATAAGACGCCTGAGGAAAAGGCAAAACGAAAAGAGGCTAACCGCGAGCATTATTTAAAAAACATTGATAAAATTAAGGCATACGCGAAGGCGTACCGTCAAAAACAAAAAGAAAAAAAATGCTTACAGAACGAGAAAGAGAAAAATTAATCAGGGACGCCGCAACAATCTTTGTAGCCGCTGGAGGCATCCTAACTTTGGCTTTTGCCATTTACTTCATTGTTGACCTTGTAAAAAAATGGTACGAATGAAATACGAAATTAAGTGGAAAAGCGGGAGAATTATTACCGACGCAGAAAATGTTGAAGATGCGATAAAAAAGTTTAAAGAACTGGGTATAGAGGTTGAAGATAAAGAAATAAGTATTGCATCATTTGGTTGAATTTTGTCCCGTATCTTATTGGTACGGGATTTTTTTTATAAATAATGTTGTAAATATTTTTTTATGTAAATAATTTAAATTAAATTTACGAACCTAAAGGAATTTAGATTTTATCACTTTTTAAAAACAACCAAAATGGAAAAGCAAATTTATTCAGTTATGTACTTTGGCAATGCCAAAAGATATCAAGATTTATGCGAAGAAGTTGAGGCTTACTCAAAGCGCCACGCAGTTGAAAAGGTTTACGAAAAGATGCTTAATGAAAATTATTTCCCTGAGGATGAGTTTTCATGGGGTGGACTTATCCGAGACTGCGACGGCAATGTTATTGCAGATGCCAATGACGAAACGATTGAGTACGATGGCGGACACTTTTACGCTGAACCATTAATAACCGTATAATGAAAGAGCAAATTATAATAACAATTCAGCATAAAAATTTTGAGTGGGTAAAACCTGTTTATTCATTCCAGCACGGAATTATTCTTGCTCAAAATTTGCATGAAAAATTTGGATTAATTGGAAGAACTTATATTATTTCATCTTGTGGTAAACAAGCTTGGATTAGATAATTAATAAATTTATAACAAACCAAAATGAAAGAGCCAATTATTGAAACATACGTTCCGCAAAACAAACGCCTTCCCTTCCAGATTGCTGCAGGGGTTGGCATTGCCTTTATTATCGGGTTGATTTATTCCCCAATAAACACAAATTACAATTATACTTCCTTTGTTCCTATTATTCAACGGGACACGGTGTATGTCCACAAAATAACGACCCTGACTTTCCCCGCGAAGGCTGAGGACAAAGAGATTGACGAAACCGCCTACGGGTCACGCTCCTACGGTTACGAGGTGCGCAAGTTATCAGGATTACAACTTAGGCAAACGCTGGAAGGTAGAGGTTTTCGAAACCTTGCAAAGGTTGACAGGGCAAAGCTTCGCCGCATATACCTTGCTTATTGTTATGAATCAATGTTAATGAACGTACACGTTTTAACAGATTTTCCCGTGTCAATGATTTATTCCTTTTTCATCATCGAGGCAACCAGTCAAGGAATTGAGACGGAACTTTGGCGCAAACACGCAAACGCTGGAGGGGTTAAGGCGTTAAAGGGTCATGGTTATGTAACCTACAAAACACGGGAGGTAATAAAAGGAAGAGATAAATACATTAAGGCAAAGTTTATGAAAGCATCCAGCACGGAAGAAGGTATGAACCTTTGGGCTGGTGTTCTTAACTCTGGAAGATACGCCGCCTGTAAAAAGGCAAATTACAAGATGAAAGGAATAAAGTTATACGAATCAATCTGTAAATGTGTTTACAAATCAGGTTATCACACCGACAGGGATTACAAATTTCGTGCCTCATTAATGGCTGAATACTGGCAAATCAAAAAGGATAATTTTCCGTTGAAAAAAGAATACAATGTTTTTTAACTTTTTTTTTATTTATTTGTGTAAATATTTTTTTGTTTAAATATTTATTTATATATTTACATATCGAAACAAACAAACGATATTTCACCACTTAAAAAACAACAAAATGACAGCTTTAGAATTAAAAATCGGAGACACTTTTAAAAGACAAGGGATTAAGTTTACTGTTCAAAATATCGAACAAGAAACTTATAAAAACGGAACACCTTCTTTACTTGTATCCTGTACGGCAAATAACAGTAAAGTAGTAGATAGTTTTTTCCACTTTAAATTAACAACAAAAGTAAAATAATCAACTTACAGGGCAGTCCCCCAGCTGCCCGCCTTTTTTCACCACTTAACAAACAAAACAAATGGAAAAGAATTTCACCAACACTCAATTCAAATGGACTTTTGAAAGCATCAGCGACAACATTCCTACAATCATGCTTTTGACAATAGTATTAACCTACGGGGTTAATGCTTATTTGACCGCCATCTTTTTACCAATTAACTTTTGGATTGCAATCACCGCGTCAACCATTTTACAACTTGGACGATTTGCAGTCGTTTTCATGGACTTTTTAAACCCTACCAAAGGTAGAAGCCCTTTCCCACCTAAAATAGCATTAGGCGCAACGGTAATAGCCTTAATCGAAGTTTTCTTTGGGTTAATGGAAAAGTATTCTGGAGCGGAATTTATTACAATGTTTTTTTTCGTGGGAACAATCGTATGTTTTGGATACCTTTTGGAAATAAACTTTGTTAACAAAGGGGTTGAAGCATACGGTTTGACCGAGCCAAAAGTTATCAAAAGAAGAAAAAGAAGGGTCGTTGTAAAAAAAGTCACGGAAGATGCACCTAAAGAAAGTAAGGGTTATGTAACTTCGTTTCAAACGATAACACTTTGAGAACATACATCGGGGTTGACCCAGCAATAAGGATAAACGGAATGGCGGCTTGTATAATTCAAGGCAAAGAGGTAAGATTCACGAAATATAAAAGGTTCGTGGATTTTATCCTTGATGTTCCAAAGTGGACACAATACGAAAACCCTGTTGTACTGGTAGAAGATTCCAGCCTTCAAAATGTAACTTTCAACTCTTCCATTAACCGCGCTATCCTTTCCCGTATGTCCCGAAACGTGGGCATGAATCAAGGTGCAAGTCGTATTGCTTACGAATGGATAAAAGAAAACGGGTACGAGGGTTACAACATAAGCCCTGAGCAAAAGGGGAAGAAATGGGGAAAGGAAATATTTTTAAAAATCTTCCAAAGCGAAGGTTTTAAGTTTGAACCAAATTTTAAACCAGCCAAAATAAGTCAGGACGAAATCGACTGTTTTACTCTTGCTTTACAGGCTAAAAATTACCAAAAACATGAAAAGAAATAGTGAATTAATCGACGGAATCGAAATCAGCACTTGGAAGGAAATTGAAAGGATTGCTAAAACTTACCCGAAGCCGATTAGATTTTCCGACGGTTTAAATAGTAAGATTGCATTATTAAAATTTTATCTTGAGCCATTACTTCCAAACGGGAAGCCGCCTATTGAGTCAATGGACAAAGGGCGAATGCTTACAATCGCTTATCGGTTGTATAAAAGCACGGACGGGGACACCGTCACAAATTTATCTTTGAAAATTATAAATCAAATTATAAACTAAGAAATTGATTACGTTTGTTTTATGTTATTTAGTTTAGGAGTGGTGAATTAGAGGGTTGGCAGTTGCGTCAACCCTTTCCATTTTAAAAGGTAACCCCTTGCGTCTTTGCGTAATCAACCACCGCACGGGCATGACAAAGAGCCAATGTGTCTTGGAAGGCTGGGTCGAACATCATCAACGCGTCTTTGTAATTGGTAAAGAATCCGTTTTCCGACAACACGGCTGGCATACTGGTTTGGCTCAGTACAAAGAAATTAGCCTCCTTGTCTGGGTCATTGTCAATCGTATCCATTCTATAAACCCATTTTGGGAAAGCCTCTTTGACTTCATCAAAAAGGAAGGTGGCGTAAATATCAGCCTTTGTTTGCCCGATTGATGTGAACACTTCAAAGCCCCTTGCCGTTGGTGTTGCCGCGTTTCCGTGGATACTGAGAAACAACGAAGCCTCATAGTTCTGGGCGTTCATGTTTGCCTTTGCTACGCGCTTAGTAAGGCTAATATCAATGACAGGGTCGTAAACATTTATTACCGACATTCCCCAGTCTTTCAAATACTGCTCAATTTTTGCCGCCACTTCCCTGTTGAACACACCTTCAAAGAACCAGCCGTAGCCATGAAACATTGAGTTGTTATGCTGAAAGCATTTTGAAGGATACGTCGTATAATTAAAAGGTAACTTTTTCTTTGCGTCAATGCCGCCATGACCAGCATCAAGAAATACACAAAATTTATTTGCTTTCATATTTATATATTTTTAAGGGCGACGCAAATCAATGCACCGCCCTGTAAACGCATAAGGTAGCGATTCTGTCTGCGCCTATAACTTAAACCCGATGAGCGAAAAAGCTGCGGAAATCAAAGAAAATTTGGGCGGTAAACTAACCGAAATCTCCTTCCCAGCACATTCGCGGCTTGTTTCCTTAATCTTGTCCCAAATGATTTGAGCCAATTGGATGTATTCTCTCCATGTGAATTTTACTTTATTACCTTCAAGATGAACATTAATTTCACTTGCAAGTTCTGCAAAGTTCATTGAGTAACAAGCCACGTCGCCCATTGGTGACTTTATGCCATCTGCATTTTTAAGGGCATCCTTTAAATTAGTTTGTATCATTTTATTTTGTTTTAACGTCTGAAAAATCTAAGAATAATTGTACCAATATTTGTTCCAGTTATGGACTTTATATTTTCCGAAATACTAAACAATTCCGTGGCTGCAATGATGAAGCTTACAGAATAGGTGATTTGCGATGGCAGTCCAAAAGTTATACTTGCCCCGTGAAAAATCATTATACCACAGAAATAGGTCACCACCTTTTGCGATGTGCGATAAAGCCCTTTGCTTGTTATAGGCTCTCCCCTTTTCCTTGCCGCCATGATTCCCGTGACCGTGTCTGCAAAAACTACAAAGATTGTAAAAATCAAAAAATGTTTAATGGGTAGGAAAAACGAGAATAGCACTCCGCAACAAATGGAATAGGCAATGCCATCGTAACCAAGTTTAAAAATGTTGTAAATAACTGCTTTCATTATTCAAGTTTTATTAATCTCACGTCTCCATCCACCGTTGCAAATTTGCCATCAGCATATTTGTACAAGTCGTATTTAACACCGTTAAAGGCAAAGGAAACTTGATTAGTAAATGTAGATAATAAAAGGTTAATTGAAATAGAATAAACCTTGCCATTGTCTGGGTTAAAGATTAGCCGCTTGTTGCTGTTTAATTGAATTACTCCATCAATAATTTCACCGTTAAAATTTAACTTCCAGTCTCCTATAAACTTTGCCGTGTCTCTTTGAGCCGTTGTAAAATAAACAGGCTTACCACTTATTTGAACGTGTAAGTCGTTGTAATAATTAATCCTTTGAACTGACTTACCTTTTGTGATAATAGGCTTTGCATGAATGGCAATCGTGTTGCTTTGCCTTTCAGCATCGGTAACAAGGCTTTGAATGGCAGTTGCAGAATCGCCCAATATTTGCTTTGAGCCTGTAACAGTTGAATCAGACAAAGTAGTTTGCTGAATAATGTAATAAATGTTGCCTTGCTTTTGGATGTACACCGTGTCTTTGACAACGTCTTGAGCAAAAGAAAACAAGGGAAGGAATAAAAATAGGTATTTCATTTTATTTATTTTCAAGGTTAATAATTCTTTGTTCAAGGGCTTTGATGAGGGCTTGTTGTTCCTGGATGGCTTTGGTCAGCACTGGAATTAATTTTTGTAAATCAAAATATA